TGATGCAATCGAACTTGGCTCAAGCCCAGTTCATGGGTGATTCCGCTAGCGTTCTGCGCAACGGCAAGATCGGCATGATTGACCGCTTCACTGTGTATGTCTCCAACCTCGTCCCACGCGGCGCTGCTGGTAAGACCTACATGAACCCCAACACTGGCACTGATGCCACGTTGACAAGTGCCCTGAAGCGTCACGCTGTTGTTGCTGGTCATAAAGCAGCCATCACTTTTGCATCGCAAATTGCCAAGGTTGAGTCCCTGCAAAACCCCAACGACTTCGGTACGCTGGTTCGCGGTCTGAACGTCTATGGCACCCAAGTAGCTCAGGCCAACGGTCTGGCTCTCTTGCAAGTCGCTGGTTAATCCAGCTTAAACGAGAGGGGGCTTCGGCCCCCTCAGTTGGTTTGATAACAGGAGGCTACTATGGCTATCATTGACGATCTAATCGCTAGTGGGTTGTCTTTACCCCAAGCGCAGCAAGTTATCCTTGAAGATACTACTTCAAATATTGACGGTTTAGTTATTGCAGGTTTTTCTTATGTAGAAGCCTTGGCAATTACTGCCCTTGATGCTGGTACCGGCACTCAGGCAAATTTGACTGCACAAGGCGCATGGGCAGGAACACAAGTCCCCGCAATCACTGCTGCACTTGCTGTTACTTGAGGTAATGCATGGGAACAGTAACCGCAGGCACAATTATTGATAAGGCTGCCTCGCAGCTTATTGATATCTCGGGTGTCAGATGGACAAGGGCTGAGCTATTTAAATGGCTCAATGATGGTCTGCGGCAGATTGTTATCATGCAGCCTACTGCGACTAATACTCCAGTAGCTGTACAACTTATCGCAGGCACACGTCAGCTTCTACCTACAGGCGGGTGGTTACTTCTAGGCATTTACCGGAACATGGGTACTACAGGTACGACTCCGGGTCGAGCTGTTCGTGTTGTTTCTCGTGAGCTTATTGATGGGTTTAACCCCAACTGGCATACAGCCACGGCAAGCGCAGTTACGCAGAACTATATTTATGACCTACAAGATCAGACCGCTTACTACGTTTATCCCCCGAGTACGGGGACAAACTACCTTGAGATAAATTACTCAGCGCAGCCGACCGATTTAGTTTCTGAGTTTCAGACTATCCCAATGTTTGATGTGTACCAGATGCCTATTTTGGATTACATCATGTACAGGGCATGTACTAAAGATGCTGAGTACGCCCCGGGCATAACACTTGGGCAGATGTACTTGACTACCTTTACCGCATCTGTTGGCGTTAAAGAGCAGTCAGAAGTTAAAGCAGGCCCAGAACAGGCACTTTTGCCACGTAATCCTAATGTTGGCGGGTCTATGTCATGAGCGAAGTTACTTACGACAATTTTTTGGTAGAAGTAATACCTTATGTCCGGGACGTACCCGAAATTGTTGCCATACAGGCTATCAAAAATGCTTGTATTGAGTTCTGCCAAGAAACCCGTTACATTCAAGAACACTTGGACTACATGGCAGGTATTGCTGAAATCGGGCTGTATGATTTAGTCCCAAACACAGGCACTTATAAAATTGCTGATGTTATAGAAGCATGGTATGGGGATTCGTTTCTTGTACCTAAATCAATAGAACAGCTAACACAGATTTACCGTAGCACTAACTGGAATACTCTACAGGGTAATCCATATTACTACTACAGACCATCATCCCAAGAAGTGCGTTTAGTCCCTTCACCGCAAATAACGGAAGCTAATAAAATTCGTATTCTTGCGGCTTTAAAACCTAGCAGAGCTTCTACAGGTGTGCGTGAGGAAATCTACGAACGGTTCCTTGAAGATATTGCTTACGGAGCGCGTGCGCGTTTGTACAATACGCCAAATCAACCGTATTACGATTTAAAAACATCGCTTGAATACATGAAGCGATTTAATGATGTTATGGCTGATGTTCGTACACAGGTAAATAAAGGTTTGACTCGTGCATCGGTTCAAATTGAGTTCCAAAGACTTGTGTAAACAGTAATTTCTACAAACTCAGGTTCCAGAGGTTCATATGGCCGATAAAATTTTTCTTGTAAAAGGTGACACCGGCCCAGCATTGGTGTGTACTATTGTTGACAGTGTTACTAATGCAGTAATTGTTTTAACAGGAGCATCTGTAAGTTTATATTTTCGAGCCGTGGGTTCTAGTACGTTACAAGCTATTGTGCCGGGTGTAATTACTGATGGCCCTAACGGCGTAGTTACGTTTTTCCCATCGTCAACGCCTGCTATGCTTCAAGGCGATGCCGGGGATTATGAAGGTGAAATCCAAATTACTTTTCCAAGCGGGCAAGTCCAAACACTTTACGAACTTTTAAAGTTTAAGGTGCGCGGCGAGTTTTAATGGCAAATGAAGTAGTCAATAATTTTCCAAAGCCGGGAACAGTAGTATATGCCCAGCTAAGAGCAAATGTTTCCGCAGTTTCGCCGGTTGTTAGTGTTGAATACATAAGATCAAATATTGATCTAACCGCGCAAACTCTTGCTGCACAAGTTTATGCTTCTTTATTTAATTCTAGTGTTTTTTATACTAGTTTTGCAAGTAATATAACGTATACCTTATTCTCAGCAAATATTGTCTATGGAGTTGATGATGGTAAGATAAGATATGTTGTAGATAGCTATAGTTTGTCAGATGCAGTTAAAGTAATACTTGATAAACTTTTAGGTGATGAAGATACTATTACGCTAAATGACGGTACTATTATAAAATTTACCAAAGGTTTAAGTGATAGTGTAAATGTTGTTGATACTTGCCTTGTTGTATTTGTTGCTAATAAAAATGTAATAGACACTATTACATTAACGGATAGTATTGTAGTTAATTTTAGCTCAGCGTACTATGAAAATATAGCAACTTCTGAAGTTATAAATGTTGGGACAAATAAATTTATAAATGATAGTGTAACTATTATTGACTACGCAACTCCAGCGTATATTGTGGGGGAAACACTTAATGACACAACTAACTCTACAGATAATTTAAATTATAGCTTAGACATAAATTATTTAGATACTGTAACTAGTAATGACACATTAGTATTTAGTTTTAGTACAGACTATGCAGATTCACTAAGTATTAACGATACTACAGCGTTAAATTTTAATGCAAGTTATGAAGATACAATAACCAGTAGTGATGATATAGCGCTAGTACTTTCTTATATTCGGAATTTTAACGATAGCGTTGTTTCTACAGATGATACGGTTATATCTTCTACTAAAATTTATTTAGACACCATAAGTACTTTTGATGTAGCAACATTAGATACCACTAAGAATTTTGATGACTCGTTGTCGTTAACAGATACCGGGGCTCTTGTGGCACAAGGGTATTGCGACATCACATATTTTGCTTTAGACTACGTCGGTGAGTACAGAACTTTTTAAACAGGAGTAAGTTATGATTAGTGATAACATTAAAATTACGGGTAACGTCAAAATTGACGTGTTTAGCCAAGATGGTTCCTTAAAAGATAGCCGGGAAATTAAAAATTTGGTTGTCACTGTTGGAAAATATTTTATTGCTTCACGCATGGTTGCTACAAGTGCTGCTACCATGGGTTGGATGGAGCTTGGTACTGGTACTACAGCGGCTGTTGTGGGGGATACCGCCCTTCAAACTGCCATTAGCGCTTCTCGTGTTGCTTTAGCTACAAATACCGCTTCTTCAAATGTTGTTACGTATACTGCCACGTTCCCTGCGGGCACTGGTACAGGCGCAGTTACTGAAGCTGGTATTTTTAACGCTTCAACCGCAGGAACAATGCTTTGCCGAACAGTATTTTCTGTAGTCAACAAAGGCGCAGCGGATGTTATAAACATCACTTGGACGGTGACTGTTAACTAAAAGGTAAACCATGTCAACAATTGTTACGCGATCTGGAAAAGGGTCACCCCTAACTAACAATGAAGTAGACACAAACTTTACCAATTTAAACTCTGATAAATACCAATCTGGCGATAGTCCCACTTTTGCTGTTTTAACTGCTACTGGTGATTCTGCTTTTACTTCTACGGGTGCTGTAGTTGTAAGCAAAGGTGCGACTGCTGATCGACCTGCTTCGCCGGTTAAAGGGATGCTGAGGTATAACACCTCTACAGATGCTTTTGAAGGGTACAAAGGAACTTCACCCACTTGGTCGGCTATAGGGGGGGAAGGCGTATCTAGCTTCAGTGGCGGGTCAACCGGGCTCACTCCAGCTACTGCTACTGCTGGCGTAGTTACATTGGATGGTACGCTTGCTGTTGCTAACGGCGGTACTGGCGCAACAATAGCATCAACTGCTAGGACTAACCTTAGTGCTGCCCAAAGCGGTACAAACACTGATATTACTTCTGTAGCTTTAACTACAGGTACTATTTCTACTGCGCCAAGTTCAAGCACAGACATTGTTAATAAATCTTATGCCGACTCTATTTCTTCAGGCATTAATTTTCACCCTGCTTGTAATTATGCAACAACGGCAGCTTTGTCGGCGGCATACACGTATAACAACGGCGCAAGTGGGGTAGAAGCAACAATAACTGCTGTTGCAGTTGGCACATTAACTATTGATGGGTATACCTTTACCTCTGGTGATGTTGGTAAACGTATTCTTATAAAAAATGAAGCTGGCGCATACGTTAGCAATGTACTACCTAGCGCTGCGTTTAATGGTGTATACACACTAACTACTGCTGGTACGACGGGTGTTGCTTATGTTTTAACCCGCGCTACAGATTATGACACCAGCGGTGCTGGCACAAATGAAGTAGACATAGGCGACATGCTTCTAGTCCTTAGCGGTACGGGTAATGCCAATACTTCTTGGGTGCAACAAACACCACTACCAATTACTATTGGCACAACATCAATAGTATTTATCCAATTTGCGGCGATCCAAACTTACACGGCTGGTACAGGGTTAAACCTATCAACTAACCAATTTTCAATTGCCAACACAGGTACAGCAGGTACATATGGTTCCGCAAGTCAAGTTCCTGTTGTTGTTACCAATGCCCAAGGACAAGTAACTAGCGTTACTAATACAAATATTGCTATTGCGGGCAGCGCAGTTAGCGGCAATATTAGCGGAAATGCAGCCAATGTAACAGGCACAGTTGCTGTTGCCAATGGCGGAACAGGCACAACAACGCCTGCATTAGTAGCAGGAACTAATATATCTATCGGGGGAACTTGGCCTAACCAGACTATTAATGCAAGTGGAAGTGGTTCAGTTTCATCAGTTGCAGCTACGGTTCCTGCATTCTTGTCTGTTACTGGTTCTCCAATAACTACTAGTGGAACTTTAGCAATAGGTTATTCGGGCACAGCCTTGCCTATTGCCAACGGCGGCACGGGCCAAACAACCCGCCAAGACGCAATGGATGCCCTTGCAGGAGCAACAACCAGCGGGTCTTATTTGCGCGGGAACGGCACTGATGTGGTTATGTCCACAATACAGGCTGCTGATGTTCCTACTCTTAACCAGAATACTACTGGTACATCAGCAAACGTAACAGGTATAGTTGCCGTTGCCAACGGCGGAACAGGCACAACAACACCTGCGCTAATACCGTCAGGTAATATATCTATTGGAGGCGCTTGGCCTAATCAGATTATTTATACTGATGCAACTGTTTACAACGTTGGTGGTACAGGTACGGTTAATGGGATAACACTCTCAGGTTCAGTTACATCCACAGGAAATCTAACCCTTGGCGGCACACTTTCTAATGTTAATCTAACAAGCCAAATAACTGGTATATTACCGGTTACTAATGGGGGAACAGGTCAGTCGTCTTTACAATATTTTGTAAAAACCGATATGGATACAACTGCTTCGTCTTCTGGCGCGACAACAAACCTTACTGTAAATAGTAATCAAACACAACAATTTACTGGCGGCGGCGGGCCTCAAGCAGTTTATCTGCCAAATACTAGTACCTTGTATACAGGTATGCGTTGGAAAATTATTAATAAAGGTTCAGCTCAGGTTGTTAATGTTTACACTAATAGCGGACTTCTTATAGTAGCTGTACCAATAAATGCAACTGCGCTATTTACTTGTATATCAAACGCAGCCGGTAATGCCGTAGCTTATTGGACTTATACTGCTTACCCTAATAATGTTACTCTTGGTAGTAATACTGCTACAGTTTCATCAGTTGCAGCTACGGTTCCTTCGTTTTTATCTGTTACTGGGTCACCCATAACTACTAGCGGAACTTTAGCAATTTCTTATTCAGGCACACCCCTACCTATTGCCAATGGCGGTACTGGTTTATCAGCACCTTCATTAAGTGCAGGAGCTAACATAGCTATTACCGGTAATTGGCCTAATCAGATTATTACCAACACTTACCCATCCCCTTCAGTTACTTATCTTTTTGGAACATCACCTATATCAGTAGTTATTAGTAGCGCTACACAATGGACTATTTCTCTTGATGCTGCTTATGGGGATACATTAAACCCATATGCATCTAAGACTGCTAAATATGTTTTAGCTGCCCCAAACGGTGCTGCTGGGGTGCCTACTTTTAGAGCACTTGTTGCTAGTGACATCCCAACGTTAAACCAAAATACAACGGGTACAGCAGCAAACGTAACCGGCATAGTTGCTGTTGCTAATGGTGGGACAGGTGTTACTACTGCACAAGCTGAGATGAACCGTGTAGCGGCAGCAGTAACCAGCGGCTCTTACTTGCGCGGGAATGGTACTGATGTGGTCATGTCCACAATACAGGCTGCTGATGTACCCACACTTAACCAGAATACTACTGGCACAGCAGCAAACGTAACCGGCACAGTGGCAATTGCCAATGGTGGAACAAACTCAACCGCAACAGCAACCGCTGGAGCAGTAGCTTATGGTACAGGAACCGCATATGCTTTTACAGCCGTAGGTACAGCGGGGCAAGTTCTTACATCTAATGGGGTAGGTATACCCACATGGACATCTGTTTCTGGAACTGGTACAGTAACCTCAATTGTCGCTGGAACTGGTTTAACTGGCGGTACTATTACTACTACTGGCACAATTGCATTGGCAACAACGGCAGTTACTGCTGCTAGTTATACAAGTGCAAATATTACTGTTGATGCCTATGGGCGTATAACAGCAGCGTCAAATGGCAGTGGAGGCGGCGGTATAACAACTGGCAAAAGTATTGCGATGGCTCTTATTTTTGGTTATTGAGGGGTAAATATGGCAAATCCAAATATAGTTAACGTATCGTCAATTTATGGCGTTACTAGCTATTTAATTCCAGCTACAACAGCAGCTACAACTTGGACTGCGCTTACTCCTGCTGCTAGCACAATCAATAAAATTGACAACATTGTTGCGTCAAACGTTACTGCATCGGTAGCCATTGTAACCGTAGCAATCAATAGTGCGGCGGCTGGCGCTGGGACAAACTATCGTTTAATTTATCAAGTTCCTGTGCCGATAAATGCTTCAATTGTTATTGTTGACAAAAGCACGGCGTTTTATTTAGGTGAAGCGCAGTCTATTGTGGTCACCGTTGGTACTGCAAGCGCAATTGAACTAACCGCGTCCTACGAAGCTATTACCTAATGTCCACCCAATACAAGGGGTCTGTTCTTTCTTCTACAGAACAGCCTACGTCACCTTCTAGTGCCACTGGAATTTGGATTACTAGTGATGCGATGCAAGCACGGCAAGCAGCTACGTGGCCTAGACTTGGTTTTTCTATAGAGTATTTAGTTGTAGCGGGCGGTGGTGGTGGTGGTGGCTCTAATGGTGGTGGCGGTGGCGCTGGAGGTATGCTAACCGGCACAGATGCCATAGTGATTGGTTCTGCCATTACTGTTACTGTTGGTGTTGCCGGAACCGGTAGATCATATAATACTGCTCCAGTTTCTGCTAATACGGGTGGGAATTCTGTCTTTAATTCTATTACAGCTAGTGGTGGTGGTTATGGCGGAAGCGAAGCTAACGCAGACACTGGTGGCCCGGGCGGGTCTGGTGGCGGTGGTAATGGCTATGGTTTATCTGCTGGGGCAAAAGCAGGCGGAACAGGCACATCTACACAAGGAAATGCGGGCGGATTTGGAAGCGCACGTTTAACGGGATTCCCGGGCGGCGGGGGAGGTGGCGCTGGAGCAGCAGGAACTAATGCAACCACTGCAAGTGTAGGCGCTACTGGCGGCGTTGGATTGTCTAGTTCAATAATGGGTAGTTCAATTTTTTATGCTGGTGGTGGTGGCGGCGGCGGTACTGCTGGAGCAGGTGGGACAGGCGGTGGGGGTGCGGGTAGGGGGACAACTAATGGCGCAGGGTTTGCTGGAACAGCTAATACCGGAGGTGGCGGTGGCGGAAGCGGGAACGGTACTGGTGGTGTAGGCGGTGCAGGCGGCTCTGGTGTTGTAATAATTGCTTATTTAAGCTCCAACCCAAACTTAGTATCTGTTTCTGCTGCGCTTACATGTAATGGTAGTGCTGGAAACACTGTTCCTGATACTGCCTCTCGTTCCGGATACAAAATTTATAGATTCACTGCTGGCACTGGCTCTATTTCTTGGTAAACAAAAATGTCTATCAGATATAAAGGTTCCATCATGTCTTCAACGGCGCAAACGCCGACGACTTTTAGCGCCAAAGGAATCTGGAAAAAAACTACTGTTTTACAAGCATTAACCGCTGGGATATGGCCTAATACTAATGTTTTAGTAGATTACTTAGTAGTTGCTGGAGGCGGCGGTGGTGGTGGTGCTGGAGTTAATTCTGGTGGTGCTGGAGGTGGTGGCGCTGGTGGTTTATTAACAGCAACAAATCTTTCGTTAATTCCAAGCACTACATACACTATTACTGTAGGCGCATTAGGTGCAGGAGGAACAACCGCAGGCACGCAAGGTACGAATGGCGGTGACTCTGTTATCAGTGGAACAGGAATAACAACAATAACTGCAACTGGCGGCGGCGGTGGTGGTGGCGCAACAGTTTCTACTACTTCTGCTGGACTTGCCGGTGGTTCAGGTGGTGGTGGTGGATACGTCAATGCCGGTGGCGTAGGAACATCTGGTCAAGGAAATAGTGGCGGTACTGGTGGCTCAACAACCACTCCATTTGCTTATGGAGGTGGTGGAGGAGGCGGTGCTAGTTCAGTAGGCGCAAACGGAACTGTGTCTGTTGGCGGTAATGGTGGCGGCGGGACATCTAGTACATACAGCGGGGCAACGGTAACTTACGCTGGCGGCGGCGGTGGCGGTGCGTATGCTGGAAATACGGCGGGTACTGCAACAGGTGGCGGCGGTGCAGGTGGCAATACAGCAGTAGGTTACAACGGCGTTGCTGCCACTCCAAATACGGGCGGTGGAGGTGGTGGCGCTGGAGTTACTGGATCAATTATATCAGCAACTGGCGGCGCTGGCGGTAAAGGTATAGTTTGCATTCGTGTTTTACTTTCTATTCCCCTAGCAACTACAACAGGCTCACCTACCTTAACAATAGACGCAACTTACCGGTACTACAAATTTACTGATTCTGGCACAATATCTTTTACTAGTTTCACAGCACCGCCCCCAACTATTGAATATTTAATGGTAGCTGGTGGTGGAGGCGGTGGATATGGTGGTGCCAACAGCGGCGGTGGTGGTGGAGGTGGAGGAGGAATACTAACTTCTACTTCGCTTAGTATTGTAGCGGGAACCAACTATTCAATGGGAATTGGTGCTGGCGGCGCTATCCTAACCAATGGGACAAGTACTACTTTTGCCGGGGGAACTGCATTTGGTGGGGGCTATGGCGCTAGTGGTTTTTCTGATACTGGCGCAGGAAATGGTAGCCCCGGTGGTAGTGGCGGTGGTGCTGGCGTGCATAGTGGTTCTAGAACTGGTGGATCAGTAACTCAAACAAGTAATAACGGTGGTACAGGATATGGATTTGCTGGTGGTGCCAATTATGTACCATCCCCCTACTATCCTGCTGGCGGTGGTGGTGGTGCTGCTGCAGGTGTTGCTGGTTCTGCTTCCGGCCCCGGAGGAGGTGGCGCTGGTCGTTTATTCACTACTAGTGGTAGTTCAATATATTACTCGGGTGGCGGCGGCGGAAGCTCAACAGCATACGCAACCGCAGGTGATCCATTACATGGACGAGGCGGAGGTAGTACCACTGGAATTACAACAACTAGTACCACTCCCGGAACAGGCACAGGCGGGGATGGCAGTGCTGCATCTAGTTATCAGGGACAAAATGGTGTTGTTAATACCGGCGGGGGTGGTGGTGGCGCTATGACTTTTGCAACTGGCGGGCATTCTGGCGGGTCAGGGATTGTTATTATTGCGTACCCAA